GATTTAATTTGCATATGGAAAAGGTTATTACGACTTGACGCTCAAAACAAAAAGGTTGATTCATAAATCCTATAGTAGTTTATAAAGCAAGTAATATATCAGATATATTCGACGGTTTTTCAGAATAAAATGTATATAATTATATATATTTTTGTAAAATGAATTTTCAATGAGTTGTCAATGAGGAGTGCTCAAATCTTGAGCTTAGACATTTGAATATCTAGGAGTAGCTTTGTGGCTTTCTTCTCAGTGAAGATTCCGTGTTCAATGCACCACTTAATGGCCATCGCACTTGACTTCTTTTGTTTGTAAAGCGAAGTGTAGAACTTGAACAAAGGTTCTGTGTCAACAGGTGTCTTGTACTTCTGTCCAATCTTGAAAGACGCGTCTTTCAGAGCCTTTGTAGGAACCTTAGTAAGCGGGATATTGGTCGGCTTAGCAGCAACCTTTTTGGACGGCTTAGCATCCGATGGCTTGACAGTCTTGACAGATGTCATAGCTGCTGTCGCCTTGACAGTCTTGACAGTTGCAGCTGTCGCCTTGACAGTTGCAGTGGCGAGCTTTGCAGTGGACATCTTGACAGGACTTTTTGTATATTGTTTGATCTTAGGTGGCATATATAATATGAGTATCAATTTTCTTTAGGTTTGATTGTTTCACCTAGAGATTTTTGCATCCAAGTTGAATCGTTAGAGAACATACCGCCTAATTTGTTCATAACATTGTTATCTGCGAGTTGTTCTTCGTAGTAAGTGCGAGGAATGAATTTATAAACTATTTTTGTATCATCATGCAAACCTTTAAGTTTTTGTTCATATATACCGTGTGTAATCATGAAGATACCTATAAACAAAAGAAGAACAATGAAAGTTTTCATTTATATATATATCTCAAATAATGTTTTCTAGAGACTGTGCGAGATCTGTAACGGTCACATTGATAGCGGGATCAAATTCTGCAGCATCATCATGGTGCATCTTAATTGGTTGTTGTATATCTCCTTTTCGCTGTTGGTAATGTTGTTCTTTCATTTCTCTGTTATCATTGTATTTTTTCATCAGAGTATTAAGTTGTGAGTCAGCGAATTCGGATTGCATGCCATCTGGATTTGGATCCCATGGGCACCAACAGCCTGTTTGTGCAACATAAACATTAAATTTAGCATCGAACATTTGAATTTGCTTTGCGCGATTTTGAGCTTCAGGGAGGGTATCATACGTTCCCCTAACTTTAATTCCCCTAACACAAGTCTGGAATTCATTTTTCACGAGATAATCACGATCCATATCTTCTCCGAATTTACGGCGGAAAGCATCATATTCTTCATAAATTCCATCACCATCTGCATTGATATAATCGAATCTATCGTGAAGACCCTTAATCATATCTTGAATTGCTGCATCTCCTGCACATTTTTCTGATATATTTTCAAACATTGTATTGATGTCTCGTCCAATAGCTTGTAGGAATTTTTGAGCCACAAAAACGTCTTTATTTTTAATAGCTGCTTCGGGTGACAGGAATGATAGACAAACATATTTTTGTCCACGGATCTCAGGGTCTTCATCAAGGAAATCTTGTTTTTTCAGATCAATAAGATTGGACTCCATATATGTAAGTTAACAAGAGGCAATTCTTTAAGTGATATTTTATATCTAATGATACATATAAAGAAATGAACACAGAAGTGATTGATATTGATTTTCGTGAACTTGCCTCAAGGATTCTGAAGTATATATTCGAGGGTCTTATTGTAGCAGTTGCAGCATACCTCATTCCAGGAAAGAAACTAAAGTTTGAGGAGATCATAACTATTGGCGTAATAGCTGCTGCGACGTTCTCAGTTCTCGATCTTTTTGCACCATCTATTGGCCAATCTGTTCGAACTGGTGCGGGTCTAGGGATAGGTGTGAACCTAGTTGGCGGAATAAATCCCGGTCCACTCCTAAAATAAAATCTTAACATAAGAATATAATGGTGAAGTATCTCCCCAAACTGCCAAAATTCCCAAAACTTGCAAATGAGAGACAAATGATGATGGGATTTTCTCTCACAACCCCTGCTGTCATTGCGTTCATCGCGTATGCGATCCTAGCACTTGTGATTATTCTACCATTTGAGTTCCCTGTGACAGATGAGCGCACTGGTGAAACTCACATTGTGAAATACAATTTAACTGAACGGTTTGTCGCCCTTCTTCTCCTGATTGTGCCTACAGCGTTGTCGGTGTACACCATTAATTGTATGATGGCAGGAAACTGTGTGCTGTGGTCGTATGTTGTTAGCTTTGTGTCTGTCTTCTGGGTTGTTCTATTCATTATATCTGCGCTCATTTACACTCTTCGCAAATAAACTATTCATTCATTTATAAATTCATTTATTCATTTATAAATTCATTTATTCATTCAATCATTTATTCATTCATTCATTCATTTTGAGGGAATCATTTCATAAAAGAAGGAAATGATTTAAAGATCTGGGGAGAAATAACAGAATCGTAATATGTCGACATTGGATATATGTCATAAAAATCAATTAACCGAAATTGAATGTAGAAATGGTCACATAGCTGAACTGAAAGGTAAAATAGTAGAAATTGATACGAAAATCCGAAACCTTTCAGAGAAGTCAAAATGTTTAATGACCGATGTCGAGTTTGAGAACTACATTGCACTCGTGGACAAGAGATTACATTTAAAGGAGGATGTATGCAAGGTTGAGAAATTGACGAATGAGGACACATATTACACTGATATATCACATATTTTGTACAAGTATTATGAACTAATCGAGTGTGGTCAAGGCCAATCTGACCACCAAATTGATACGAAGAATAAAAACTCCATCATGAATTATTTCATATCATCTACGCAACCCAAACCAGATGTGGAGAAGATCAGTTCTCCCGTTGTGGAGAAGATCAGTCAGAAGACGAGAGGTGTGCTATTAGAGGATTATATGTCATCAGTCGATAGTAACTTTATGAGGAACAAGAGTATAATGTGTGAGGACACATGTGTTCATTGTTCATCTACTAACATGGTTATTCTAACATCTGATGGTTATATGTATTGTAAGGATTGCTCATCTGTCGATAATTTAATAGTGGATCATGACAAACCTTCATATAAAGATCCACCGAAAGAGATCACATATTTTTCATATAAACGTATCAATCATCTGAATGAATGGCTGAATCAGATCCAAGGTAAGGAGACGACGGAGATTCCTGAAGAGATATATGATCGGATTCTCATCGAGATAAAGAAGATGCGCATCACGAATATGGCTGATTTAACATACGACAAGGTGAAGCGAATACTTAAACATCTGAAGGTCCATAAATATTATGAGCATATCCCCCATATAATCAATCGTCTGAACGGCTTACCGATGCCGAACTTTACGTATGAATTGGAGGAGAAATTGCGATCCATGTTCAAACAAATTCAAGCACCTTTTTTGAAACACTCACCTGCAAAGCGAAAGAACTTCTTGTCGTACTCGTATGTTTTGCATAAATTCTTGCAGCTGTTGGAAAAGGATGAATATGTAGTTTATTTTCCACTGTTAAAATCGCGAGATAAATTGGCAAGCCAAGACAAGATTTGGAAACTCATCTGTAAGGAATGTGGATGGGAGTTTATTCCGTCCTTGTGATTTTATCATCGCGATTTTAACACCCATGTATAGCAATTCCAAATTCTTAAATGGATATGTAAACGCGATGCATATAGATTCAAAATTATTTTCTTGTCCTATATTATAAACAAATGGGAGGAGGACTTATGCAACTAGTCGCTTACGGTGCCCAGGACATTTACCTTACGGGAAACCCTCAAATCACGTTTTTCCGTATTGTGTACCGTCGCCACACCAATTTTTCGCTCGAGTCGATCGAGAACACCTTCTCGGGTGCTGCTGATTGGGGCAAGAAGGTGACGAGCACCATTTCCCGCAATGGTGATCTTGTCCACAAGACCTACCTGCAGGTGGCTCTACCTGCTGTCACTGTTCCCGTGCCTGCGTCAACTGGCGCTGTTGACGCGAACGGTTTCCGCTGGCTCAACTGGCTCGGCCACATTCTTGTTAAGACTGTCGAGCTTGAGATTGGTGGCCAGCGCGTGGACAAACACTACTCTGCGTGGCTCCACATCTGGAATGAGCTGACCCAGACTGCTGGCCATGCTGCAGGTTACGCCAACATGGTTGGCAACTCTGCCGACCTCACCAGTGTCACCGAGGTTAACAAGACCGACACTGCATCCAAGACCGTTGCTGCCAAGACTCTGTACATTCCTCTACAGTTCTGGTTTTGCCGCAATCCGGGGCTCGCTTTGCCTCTTATAGCCTTGAATTCAGTAGGGCGGAAAAGTATTCAGCCTGCAGCATCTGAGCTCTGCTGCGGGAAAACTCTGTTGGGGTCTCAGGTGTCCGCTTTTGGCGGGCACTCCCAGATGCTAGTGGGATGTTGCTAAGCAACATTCTGCAACAGAGCCAAATTGCGGGAACCCCCTAAAGCCGTATAAAAAGTTGATATTAAAGGTTAAGTAAATAAAGTATATAGAATGATCAAAAAGATATGTAGCAAATGTAAGACGGAGAAAACAGTCGAGGATTTTGGGAAGCTCTTAACAAGCAAGGATGGATTACGGTATGATTGCAAGATGTGCAGACAAAAATACCGAGAAGCTTACAAAGCATCCATAAGAGCAGCAAAGCGCAAAGAGAAATGTCAACGTGAAACATATGTTGATACACTCGAGATCGCCCCAATTAAAAAGAATAAGGAAAAGATGACCGAGGAAAAACGCCTAACAAATATGGACTTACACATTAAGGAAGTCCTTCAAGGGAAGTTGGGTAGAGTTTTTTCGAGGCAACAAGAGTATTATTCAAAATTAACGGGGTGCAACTTGAAATTCTTGAAGAGATGGGTCGAATATAGGTTTACCAAAGAGATGTCATGGGACAACTTTGGAACATATTGGCAAATCGACCATATTCTTCCAATCAAAGCTTTCAGGTTTTCGAAACAGACTGATAAACATAAGAACATTTGCTTTCATTGGACAAATTTGCAACCATTACCAATTGCAGAAAACATAGACAAAATCATACTACATCAATACTTTAATAACTTAGTAACAGTACATCGATTCAATCAAACCTTTAAAGAATACTTGGGGTACCAAGCGATACGCGAAAGCCTATCGTGGCTGAGAACAGAACTCAGGTATGGTAAAAATCCCCCGGATGCACAATGGGCAATCCGCAGCCAAAATCCTAAACTCGCTTATGATAAGAGCAAGGATGCGGTTCAACGACTAAATGGTTCTGGGCATGAGGGTTCTAATCAAACCCAATGATTGCTTAAGATATAGTCTAGACCCTTATAAAATACTCCGAAAGGAGGGGTATAACGTACAATATCACGAAGTTAAAATTAACGTTGAACTTGCACCACTCACTGACTGCTACTGGTCGGGTACCAAAACCGGCTCCGCTTGGTCCACCGCTATGTCCACTGTTGTGCCCGGCTCCCTCTCGTCGTGCTCTCTATGGGTGGATTATTGCTATCTTGATACAGAGGAACGCCGCCGTATGGCGCAAGTTTCGCACGAATATCTCATTGAGCAACTTCAGTTCACTGGCGACGAGTCTACATCGTCTGGCAACTACAAAGCAAAACTCAACTTTAATCACCCTTGTAAAGAATTGATTTTTGTTGTACAGCCAAATTCCCACGTTGAGTCTGCCGCACTTGGCAAACAGTGGTTCAACTTCACCGACGCTGTTGACACCTCTGTTGACGCAACCACTTTCTACAAGACCCTGGCGTCAGGTGGCTTTATGCCCCTGTCCGGTGCCAACCCCGTCTCCAAGGCCAAGATCCAGCTCAATGGCCACGATCGCTTCGCCGAGCGCGATGGCGACTACTTCAACCTGGTGCAACCTTACCAACACCACACCAACGTTCCCTCTAAGGGCATCAATGTGTACTCCTTTGCACTCCTCCCAGAGGAGCACCAGCCA